AGCCGCGCATGCCTCGCACAAACTCTGGTTTACAAACCAAATGTCAACCAGTAAACAACGTGCTATGCTTAATGAATGGAATTAATTACAAAAGCCGATTTCGCCCGTCGTGCAGGTGTTAGCCGTCAAATGGTCGGTAAGATGTGCAAACCAGATGGGCGACTGCACGATTCAATATCAGCCGGTAAGATCGACATCGATTCGCAGCCGGTGCGCGAGTACTCGAATGATAAGAGTGTGGATTTATCGAACCCGCGTATCGATGCACGCCGAACACCCGCACCGCCACCACATGAAACGTCGATGCCGTCCGCCGATACACCTGTTGAAAATTTCGAAGCGATGACATTGGTCGAATTATGTGATGTGTTCGGAACAGACGAACGATTCAAACAATGGTTGATAGGTCGTAAAGCGATCGTATCGATAAAATCATCTGAATTGAAAATTGACGAAGCACGCGGTCGATTGATTAGTCGTAAACTAGTTGAGGTTGGCGTGATTGACACATTCAATTCAGCACACCTTCGACTTCTTAAAGACGGTGCGAAATCAATCGCCGCAGGCGTGGTGTCAAAACATAGTGCCGGTGCCGAATTAAGTGAAATCGAGGCGTTCGTGTCTGACATATTGGGTTCGTTCATTCGTCCGATCAAAGGAAAAGTTGTTCGAGTTTTAAAGAATGTCTGAATTTGATGATGTTGGTCGAGATTGGATAATCGAACAAGTCGATGCGATGCACGACAGTATCGAACGACTCGGACCAGTACAGTTCAACGAGGAAAACCGATATTTACCACAAGGTGTATCACCACGACCGGGTTACATTCGGTATGATTTATTCCCATTCTTGACTGAAATTATAGAATGCTTCGATCCATTATCGCCAGTGCGTGAAGTGAATTTCATGAAAGGTGTGCAAGTAGGGTATACGACGTTACTCGAATCTGTATTGTTGTATTACATCGCCCATATCAAAACACAAGCGGCGATGTTTATCACAGCAGACAAAGAACTTGCAGCCGGTCGAATGGAAAACAACATCATCCCTATGATAAACGAATCAGGGTTCAGTGATTTGATTCGATCAAGTGATGAAGGTAATAGTCGTAAAACTGGTAAAACAAAAGATTTTCTCCAGTGGGAAGGTGGCGGATTCTTGATATACAACGGTGCAATGAGCGGTACGAAAATGCGCCAATACTCTGTACCGTTGATGCTTAAAGATGAATTAGATGGTTGGAAACGTAGCGTTGGTAAGGATGGTAATTCGGACACGACAACCGACGCTAGGCTATCAGCATATTGGGCGGTACGTAAAATATTACGTGGATCAACGCCATTGCTTGAACCGTCGATGATACATGACGCGTATCTGAGAGGTGATCAGCGCAAATACATGGTGTTATGCAAGGCGTGCTCGTTTCCTCAAGAGATTAAACAAGAACATGAAGTCGATAAAGAAACCGGCATCATCGGCGGGTTTCAATGGGATCTTGAAGATGGAATGCTCGTTCTTGAATCAGTTCGATATGCGTGTCGACACTGTGGTCATGAACATTATGAATCTGATAAGGAACGATTGTTCTCAACCGAAAGCGGTGCACATTGGAACCCAACAGCGAAACCGAAGGAACCCGGAATCAGGTCGTATCATTTGCCATCGTTTTATAGCCCGTTCGGTTTTCGCCCATGGTATAAATGTATTTCTGATTATTTGGATAGCTTCGATCCTGAAACGAAAATGGTTAAGAGTGCAAGCAAGTTTCAAGAATATTATAATAATACGCTAGGTGTGCCATTCAAAAAATTGGGTGCAAAAATTCGATTCACCAGTGTATCAGCACACCGTCGTGCGGTTTATCGTTTGGGACAAATACCGAATGAATATGCAATGCGTTGGTCAGGTTCGCGAATATTATTTTTGACGTGTACCGTCGATGTCCATTTACGGAATCTTGCCGTGACGGTGATCGGGTGGACACGTGATCAACGATGTTACGTGATTGATTATTGGAGGTTTGAACGTAATGGTGATGAAGATGATTGCAGTGAAATCACCAGCCCGGTATGGGGTCGACTCCGTGAATTGATTGAAGAAAAAATATATACCGCTGATGACGGTCAGAAATATCGAATACTCACAACGCTGGTCGATGCAGGGTACGCAAACGACACAGTGACCACATTTTGCAGTGATTATATGTCGGGTGTTTACCCAATACTCGGACGTGATCGACCTGGTAAAAATCAATCGATCAAAGAATTCACCGAATTCACCACGCAATCGGGTACGACTGGATTCAAAATCACGGTTGACCATTACAAAGATCGTATCGCACCCATATTACGCCGTGAATGGTTTGAAGAAAAAGGTGAACAGAAGCTTTATCATTTCAACGCACCAGTGGATATAAGCGATAAACAACTCAAAGAATTGACCGTCGAATCGAGGCGGGAGAAAAAAGACGAAAATGGGAACACTGTGTATTACTGGCATCGTCCAGGCAATGCAGCAAATGAATTATTCGATAACCTAGGATATGGTCATGCGGCTGTTGAAATATTCGCGTGGAATATCTGTATACAACATTTTGAATTGAAAACAATTGATTGGCCTAAGTTTTGGGAATATGCAGAATCAACCGAAAACGATCAATTATTTGCAAGAATAGAATAATTGGTTATACTCAGGGTTAATATGTCACGGGTGTATCATGAACAACTCATTTATTCAGGATCGAATCAACACCACTAAGCAACAAATCATTGCTTACGAGGATGCTGCACTCGCATTGGGTAATGGCAGTATTCAGTCATACACCCTCGATACTGGCCAAAGCACCCAAACCGTGACGAAATTGAATCTTGATTCTTTACAAAAAGTAATTGATAGTTTGTACAATCGCTGTACAACACTTCAAACACGACTCACAGGTTCAGGTCAGGTGATAGGTAAACCGTCATGGTGAAAACAAAACCATCATTCAGGAAAATTCGAAAACCAATCGCCGAAGCGGTACACGGTATGATCGATGTGGACACTCTCGCATCGTTCGTGGGTGGGGAATCATCTACCTGGACAGGCGATAAATTCCTCGGTGGGTTTGGTATCACTAAAGATTATGATGTCGTTGATCACACGTTATTGCGTCGACGATCAAAACAATTATTCACCGAAAATTTATATGCACGCGGCCTTATCCGTCGCCTAATCACAAATGAAATCAACAAAGGTTTATCACTCGAAGCCACACCCGATGCTGATATTTTAGATATTGACCCGTCCGATCTTGCTGAATGGTCAGAAATTACCGAACGTCGTTACATGATATGGGGTAAAAATCCCGATCTTTGTGACTACCGTCAATCACGTACATTCGGTGCATTACAACGACAAGCACGATTAATGGCGCTTGTGTCAGGTGATGTACTGGTCGTATTGCGTCAAGGTTCAACGGGTTTACCTACTGTCGATCTGGTTGATGCTGAACATGTATCAACACCGTTAAGTGATACGATGATTCGTGCAGTACATAATCGTGGTAATACGGTTGTGAATGGTGTTGAAATTGACTCAGCTAAACGACATGTTGCGTTTTTTGTCCTACAATCAAATGGAACATGGCGACGAATTACAGCGAAAGGTTCGCGAACTGGCCGCAAACAAGCGTGGTTATTGTACGGTACTGAACGATTAATCGATGATGTTCGTGGTCAATCGATACTTGCATTGATCATGCAATCGTTAAAAGAAGTCGACCGATATCGTGACGCTGAACAACGATCTGCAGTAGTCAATTCAATGATTGCGATGTGGGTTGAAAAGACCGAAGATAAACTCGGTACGTTACCCATGACGGGCGGCGCGACACGACGCGACACCGTGACCACACAAGATGATTCGAACGGTCGAAAGGATATAGAATTTTCATCAAACATGCCTGGTATGATGTTGCAGGAATTGCAACACGGTGAAAAGCCAACAAGCTACGACACCAAACGCCCGAATGTGAATTTCGGTGTATTTGAAGCCGCAATACTTAGTGCAATAGCATGGGCGAATGAAGTACCACCTGAAACATTATTATTACAATTTCAAAATAATTATTCAGCTAGTCGTGGTGCAACTAATGAATTTAAGATGTATTTAGACCGTGTGCGTACAGGGTTTGGTGAAGAATTCACCACACCTATCTACCAAGATTGGTTAATATCTGAAGTGTTGAACCAGAATATTACCGCTGATGGGTTGTTGCAAGCATGGCGAACACCTGCAATGTGGGATATATTTGGTGCGTGGATGTTGTCAGATTGGGCGGGCGCGATTAAACCAAACGTCGATTTGCTCAAAGAAGTAAAAGCATATAAAGAATTAGTTGATGAAGGTTACATCACCCGTGATAGGGGTTCGCGAGAACTGACCGGGATGAAATATTCGAAAGTAGTACAGCAATTATTTCGTGAAAATACTGAATTGGTTAAAGCAAAACAACCGTTACTTGATGCGGGATTTACTAAAAATGAAAATCCAGAACTAACGGAAACAATGGACGAGGAACAAAACAATGGCTAATCCGGTAGTGGTGGCATGTACTGCAGATACGTGGGTCAAAGTAATCACTGGTTTGACGGCTGCAACTATTCGTATTATGAGTGATGCGCCTAGTAAATATTTATGGACATATATCGCTACAACTGGTGCCGCACCGACAAATTTGTCAAATGCTGTGCCATTGAATGATGGTGAATCATTATCATTTGGTGCTTCTGCTGATGTTTATGTATATGCGCGTGGCAAAGCTGGTTCGGTGAGAATCGATACGTGAGTAAATCGATCACAAGCAATTCGGGACCACTTCGAACCGTTCAAGAACTTGGTGTTCAGATTGCGCGGGGTAATGTTTCGGGCGCTAAACCATTTGGTTCGTTTGGGGAATTAACAGTCGTAGGTGCGGACAATAATAGAATTATATGGCCAGATGGGATATTCAAAATACCGGTACAAACTGGGATCACCGTCGATATTGTTAGTACTGATGCTGATGATACAAATGGTGGATCAGGGGTTAATATCGTTGAAGTTCATTATCTTGATATAGAGCTCAATGAAAAGGCTGTTTTTATTCCTTTGACGGGCTTAACACCTATTATTAATGCTATAACTGATTTACGTTTTATTAATTGTATGCATGTTCACGTTACTGGTACAGTTGGTCAAGGTGCTGTTGGTGATATCACAGCATATGTGGGTACTCAAGTTTATAGTATTATTAAAGCGGGTGACGTTAGATGTTCATCTAGTGCACGCATGATTTCGAAAGGTAAGCGTGCAATAGTTGTCGGGCTAGTTGGTTCATCAATCAGCGGTACAGCAGCAGCAAGAGCGTTAGTGCAAATTGTGGCCACTGAATTAGATAATCATCAATATATTGATTCTGAATTATTCATTCCGTTTGGCAGTATAGGGTTACAGGATAGTTCCGAAGGTTTTAATTTACCGGTCCCGTTGCCATTTAGTGAAGGTACTGTTGTTGCCTTACTTTTGAAAGATACTGACAAAAGTGTCACAGTAACGGGTAGTTGGTTTGGTTGGTTGGAGGATGCACCGTAATGATGCTTTACGCAATGCAAGAATCGTTTTTAGAGAAATATCTCGAAGCGATTGAAAATGCTACACTAGAAGATAAAGCCGCTGCACGTGACATGTTCGGTGATGTCGAACAACCTAATATTGTTAGTCGCGTAGACGATAGCAGCGTGGCCACAATTTCGATTGTTGGTGTGTTGACCCCTGATGGTCCGAGTGCATTAGCTCGTTTTTTCGGGTTCGGTGGAACTGGTTACAATGAAATAATTGCAGCCGCGAATGAACTCGAAACTGATCAATCCATAACAGATGTCACATTGTTGATGAAAACACCCGGTGGTAATGTTGGTGGTATGGATTTAGCACGTCAAGCATTAGAAAGTTTAGCCGCTGTAAAAAATGTCAATGTTGAAAATCATGGTTTAATTGCATCGGCTGGTTATTATCTGGCAACTGCGAAAGGCATTAAAGAAATTGCGGCAACATCGCCACTTGATGAAACAGGTTCTATCGGTATTGTTCGTGGTGGTCTTGATTTTACAGATGCATATGCGCGTGAAGGCATTAAACGAATTAAAATTGTATCGAGTAATGCACCGAATAAACAAGCTGATCCAACCACTGTACCAGGTGCCAAAGTACATCAGGACGAACTTGATGCGATTGAACGCGTGTTCATGAACAAAATAGCACTCGGTCGTGATACAACAGTTGAAAATATAATTGAAAATTTTGGCAAAGGTGGTGTATTCATCGCGCAAGATCCTGATCCGGAAAAACCGGACGCGATTAAAGCGGGTATGATTGATCGGCTGATTGCACAAACAAATAATGTCGACAGTGACGTTACTGGTGGGGATGATGATATCCCTGGAACACAAGCCGTCGAGGGTGACGGACAAACTGAAGGAACCATAATAATGGATCTAAATAAACTTAAGTCGGAATATCCCGCCCTCTATGCGGAAGCGGTGAGCGTGGGTGTTACACAGGGTGTGTCGCAAGAACGTGAACGTGTTGATGCACATTTAACAATGGGTGACGCATCAGGTGACATGAAACTTGCAATCAGTTGTATTACTGAGGGTAAAGAATGCACCGCTGCAATCAATGCAAAGTACATGGCGGCAAGCATGAATAAAAATGCTAAAAATGATCGTGCAGATGAGAGTGAAGGCGATCTCGATACTGACAACGATTCAGCCAATAGCGATGCAGACAGTGATGATGCACTAGCTAAAGTAACCGCTGAACTTTTAGGAGTGGAATCTCATGCCTGATCCAACTATAACAAATGTGAATATTGGCGATTCGATTTTGTCGGATGCTAAATTCAGGGATGAGCTTTTGACTTTTGCCGGTGCTGGTACTGTATTAGCTGGTTCAATTTTAGCTCGTGATTCGGTATCATTGAAATTAGTACCATTTGTCAAAGGTGGTGTAGCTAATGAAAATGGCATTCCTAAAACAATTGTCACATATGATATCGTGGCGGCTGGTGCAGGTGATGAATCGATTCGTGCAGGTGTTGCCGGTTCATATCGTAAAGAACGATTAATCATCATAGCTGATGGTGATGATAGTAATATCGATAGCGTCGTCATTGACCAGCTACGTGATTATGGTTTAATACCACAAAACGTGACTGAATTAAACATTCAAGATAACCAATAGGAGCCGGTGAAATGAGTGATAAAACCACAAGTGTAATGCTTCAAGCATATGAGCAAGACGCAGAACCGACGATGTTCCTTTCGGGGATGTTTCAATCGCCTCGCGGTAATTTTCATAATTCTGAAAAAGTCGAAATCGATATTGTCCGTAGTGAAGAAGATATTGCGATCGCTATTCAGGATTTAAGTGTTGGCGCACGAGAAAATTCGGCTGATGTTTTTACGAATAAATCAATGACACCGCCTATTTTCAAAGAAGCGGCTGCAATCAATTCACATAACATGCTTAAACGTATGCCCGGTGCAAATCCATTTGAATCTGTGGATTTCATGTCGAATGCGATTGCACAAGGTGTGAAACTAGGTCGAAAATTACAGCGTAAAATTCTACGTGCGATTGAGGTACAAGCATCGCAAGTAATGACGACAGGCACCGTGACACTGATTGATGAAAATGGTGTCGGTGTTTATTCGATTGATTATAAACCTAAAACTGCACATTTTCCGAATGCATCTGTTGCATGGGATAATACAAATGCAACGATTTTGGCTGATTTAGAGTCATTAGCGAATGTTGTTCGCGGCAATGGATTATCTGATCCTGATATGCTTGTCATGGGTGAGGGATCATACGAGTTGTTCATCAAAGATACCGATGTATTAGCCCGAATGGATAATCGCCGTATTCTTGGTAACGGTATTGTCCCATTAACTCGATTAGGTAACGGCGGTCAATTCCGTGGTGTTATCGAGATCGGTAATTATAAGTATGATATCTGGACATATAGTGGTCGATATAAGCATCCACAATCAGGTGTTTCAACTAAGTATATGCCTGATGATAAAGTCGTGATGCGTTCGTCAACTGGTCGTATGGATGCCACATTCGGCGGTATTCCTCGTATTGCCGGTGCTGACCCGCGTGTACCTGCTGCATTAACATCACGCATTAGTGTACCTGGTCAAATGCTCGATTTGCAGATGAACTCATGGATCACAGCAAACGGCGAAACAATGTGGGTGCAAGCTGGCACACGTCCGTTGTTGATTCCGACTGCAATCGATACATTCGGTTGTTTAGACACTCTGATTTAATTGAACAAGCCGGTTTCCTACATGTGAAACCGGCTTCACATAGGGGTTTAATTATGCCAAGTAATAAAGATTTAATAGCGACAATCAAAGAATTGGATGAAACTGTCGAAACTGATGATAAAAACAATGCTCAACTTGTCGAAATAGCCAAAGGTTTACGCGAAAAGGCAACCACAGAAGCGGAAGCACAGGCAGAAGCGGAAGCACAGGCAGAAGCGGAAGCAGTCGCGCAGTACACCATCGCTGAAGGCAAATCAATCGCTTGTAAAAAAGGCGTTTTAGATTCTGGTGAAGAAATGAAAGCGGAATATTTATCCGGTGGTGAAGAAACTCTCGCCGATCTAATCGAACGCGGATTCGTGGTTGAAAACTAATGGGATTACGTGAACTAGCCGAAGCCGATTTAGGTGTCATTTTAGAAGATGACGACCGTGGTTTTGGTTGGTCCATAACGGTCACTGATCCTGATGGTAACACAGGTGATTTGACAGGTTCGGCGAATGATATTGCACAAGTAATTGATCCCGATACTGGCCAGGCTGTAAGTGGCCGACTAGCATCTGTGGCATTACGTGTATCATCATTAACCGAAGAAAATTTAGGATTACCCAAAGGTATTGCGGATTCGGGATCGAAACCGTGGGTCGTTGAATTCGAAGATATCAGCGGAAATGCCTATAAATTTAAAGTATCGCAATCAAACCCTGATCGAATGCTCGGTTTGGTTACATGCTTACTTGAGATATACAAATGACCATCGCGTCGTTAATTGATAAGCAAGATAATTTCGAAGTTGTTCGAGATCAGATTGCGGCAATTTTAGTACTCGAAATTGCAAATCAAATGTCATTAGCGACTGCAGGCAGTAAAGATCCCGACGATTGGAAGCTTCGAATTTTCACGGAGCGGTCAAATCCATGGGAACAATTGCTCAACGAACAAGATGATGCGAGTCCGATCGTCAATATATGGTACGATAATTCAAATTTTAATTTGAGCGGTAGTAATATCAAAGACCGCCAAAAAGCCGAAGCCACTTTCAACATTGATTGTTATGGTTACGGTGTAAGTAAAGATATTACAGCCGGTGGGCATACACCAGGCGATCAGGAAGCGGCATTTGAAGTTCACAAAGCATTGCGATTGGTTCGTAATATATTAATGGCCGCTGAATATACATATTTAGGATTGCGCGGTCTCGTGTGGCAACGTTGGCCACAATCGGTGAATGTTTTTCAGCCGCAAATAGGCGAACAACCGATTCAACAAATTGTCGGCGCACGATTAGCACTTCGTGTATCATTTAATGAATTTTCACCACAAGTTGTGGCTGAAACATTGGAATTTTTATCAGTAGATGTTAAACGCACAGAAGACGGTGAAATAGTAATCCGTGCGGATTATGACTACACAGCACCTTAAAAGGAGATAAGCACATGCCTATCAGTACAGCAGTTGACGCGAGTGCGGTCGCTCGTGTAGTTGGTATTAAGACCACATTCAAGAATTTATCAGCCGGTGGTATTTTACAATTACCGCAACGCATAGCATTAGTTGGCCAAGGAAGTAGTGCGTCAGTTTATTCGACAACTAAAAAACAATTCACCAGTGCACTAGCAGTTGCACAGGATTATGGTTTCGGTTGCCCTCTTCATTTAGCTGCATTGCAATTATTGCCGGTCAATGGTGATGGTATCGGTACGATTCCATTAACTGTATATCCTCTTGACGACGATGGTGCGGGTGTTGTGTCTGATGGTGATGTGACTCCAACAGTTGCACCCACTGAAGCGGCATCGTACATCGTACGTGTTAATAACATCGATTCAGAATCGTTTGTCATACCTGCAACTGGTGCAACAGTCGCCAGTGTGGTCACATCAATGACAGATGCGATTAATGCCGTTGTCGAAATGCCGATTATCGCCACTGACGGTACAACCATAATGACCACCGCGTCGAAATGGAAAGGTGTTAGTGCAAACGACATCGTTATCGAGATCATTGGTTCAACTATATCAGGCAATTCATTCGCAATCACTCAACACACAGGCGGTTTAGTAAACCCTGATGTTGATGATGCATTAAACCAAGTCGGTGACGTGTGGGAAACAATGATGTTGAATTGTATGGACATTGCCGACGTTGCATCATTGGCAAAATACACCACATTTGGCGAAGGTCGATGGGGTGCGTTAACGCGTAAACCGATTGTCGTATTTACTGGCAATACAGCGACTACAGTATCAGCGGCGATTGCTATTCCTGATGCACGTAAAACAGACCGAACAAATGCACAACTTGTTGCACCTGGTTCAAATGATTTACCATTCGTGACTGCAGCGCGACAGCTTGCACGTATTGCGACGGTTGCAAATAACAACCCACCACAGGATTACGGTAGTCAAAACGCATCAGGTTTAGTTCCTGGTACTGATGGTGAGCAATGGACATATGCGGATCGTGATGTCGCTGTGAAAGGTGGTAGCTCAACCGTTGAAGTCAAGGACGGCGTTGTCAATATCTCCGATGTGGTCACATTCTACCATCCGTCGGGCGATCCATTACCAACATATCGATATGTGGTTGATATCGTTAAATTGCAGAACATTATTTTTAATTTGGATCTGATTTTCGCTGTTCCTGAATGGGACGGTTCTCCACTCATTCCTGATAATCAACCAACATCGAATCGTTCAGCTAAAAAACCAAAAACAGCGGTCGCGGCGGTTGCTGCAATGCTTGATAGTTTAGGTTTAAATGCGTTTATCAGTGACCCTGAAACAGCTAAGGCGAATACATTTGCTGAAATTGATTCGGGTAATCCTAAGCGGTTGAACTTAGTCACAACAGTGCAATTGAGCGGAAACAGTAATATTATTTCTGTTGACCTCGATTTTGGTTTCTATTTTGGCACGCCTGCAGTTGTGGCGTAAATTTAAGGAGAATAAACCATGCCCGCAATTGGTGGTAGTATAGAATCAGTAACATTAGCCGGTCGAGAATTTCCCGTCGCGGCAGATGCGGAATCACAACGTAAATTGGGTGGTTTTGAGAACGAAATACAAGCGAATGGTGATAGTACAGCGCGATTAATTAAAACACGCGTACCGTTATCAGTCGATGGTTTGACGGTCGAAATTGACGACGATCGCGGCGATCAAGAATACATACAAGAATTATCAGATCGAAATGATTTTTGGCCATTGGCGATTACATATGCATCGGGTGCAACTTATCAGGGTACATCACAAATTGTTGGTGAAACTCAGGCAAGCAGTCAAAATGCGACGTGTGCAATATCGTTAATGGGTCCAGGTAAACTAACGAAGCAGTAAATGAAAATAGGGTAATGACATGGTAGAAGAAAACATAATCGCGCCAGAAATGGCAGAAGCGGAATTCGATCGTTTCGTTGATGCAATGGATCTTGATCTTGATACATCTGAAATGGATGTTGAAGATTTAACCGCATTCAAAAAGCAGAAAAAACGAATCATTAAGTCGATCATCTGTGGTAATTTGATCATTAATGATGAAGGTGAAGCCGTTTTCACACCTTCAAATTCGAGATCGAAACACAAAGATCCGATCACGTTCCATGAACGTACTGGTGCATCGTTAATGGCGATGGACACGAAAAAGAATAATCACAATGTTGCCAAAACTTATGCAGTCATGGGCGATATGTGTGAAGTTTCACCGAAGGTATTTTCAGGCCTTGCCGGTTCTGATATCAAAATTTGTGAGGCGTTGTTCGCCCTTTTAATGGATTAGTTCGGTCGTTATTGGTTCGCCACGGTGAAGATGCCAAACTCGACAAGTGTGGTCATATATTCACCGCGGTATATAGTGAAATGTTTTTGCAAATATGCCGCGATTATCCGGGATTGCCGAACGCCCGTGATCTGACAGCAAAAGAAATTCTGTTTTTTTATGATGGTTTACGACCTGAATTAAAAGAACATACAAAACCAAAGGGGTGACACATGGCTGGTCGATTTTCTGTTGAAGCAGTATTCAAAGCAGTCGACCGCGTGACCGCCCCCATCACCCGTATGCAAAATCGTGTCGGTAAATTCACGCGTGCTGCAGCAAAACAATTTCATAAATTGAATCGTGCAGTTGGTAAAGTCACTGGTGCTATGAAACGTGGGGCAAGTGCTGTTCTTAAATTTGGAGGTGTTGCGGCTGCGGCTGGCGTTGCAGTAGTAGCCATTGCACTGAACAAAGTCGCCACTGCAGCCGATGAACTCGCAAAACGTACCCGTCGAATAAAATTTCCCATTGAAGAATTTCAAGAATGGCAATTTGTCGCATCACAAGCGGGAATTGACACAGGCGAATTCGATAAATCGTTGGAAAAATTCACAAAGGCAGTTGGTGAAGCGCGTGCAGGAACAGGTACGTTATTCACAATGTTGAATAAAACTGATAAAGGTTTACTCAAACAAATCACATCAACTGACAACGCCGCAGATGCGTTTGATATCTATTTAAAATCGATTCGTGATACTGAAAATCAACTTGATAAAACAGCACTGGCAACGGCTGCATTTGGTCGAACTGGTGCGAAATTTTTGAATATTACTGAAATGAGTACCAAAGCGGTTAGTGATTTACGAAAAGAACAGCGCGAAAATGGAATAATCACCAAAGAACAAGCTGCAGTTGCTGAAAAATATAATGATGCGATCGATAGTTTAACACGCAGTTTGTTTGGCATGTTGCAGAATGTTTTAATTCCAATGATGCCAGCAATCACAAATATGACGCGATCAATCCGCGAATGGATCATCGCAAACAAAGATTTAATCGCCAGCGGTTTCATGGATTTTGCCCGAAACGCTAAAGATGCGCTTTTCAATCTCTTCGAATCATTGCAGAAAATGAATGCAGAACATAGCATTTTAGAACAATTGAAAACCGTGATATCTGCGATTTCAACAGGCTTAAGTTTTCTTGCTGAAAATGCCGGTACGATATTGAAAATAGTCGCGGGTGTCATTGTATTATCACTTGCACTAAAAACCCTCACTGTGATTATGGGTGCGATTAATCTCGTAATGGCATTGAATCCATTTGGCCTGATGGTAATCGGCATTGTGGCCGCTGGTGCTGCGATTGCCGCTATTACAATGCTGGTAATGGATAACTGGTCTGAAATCGGTGCATTTTTTACTGATCTATGGGACGGTATCACATCCACATTTCAAAACGCGTTCGATATGATTTCAAATATTGTGGCTGATATCGGTGCTAAAATAGCAAGTGTCACCGATGTGGGTGGAATATTATCAGGTATCGGTAGTTTCTTCGGATTCGGTGACGATGATGAATCGAAATCATCACCACAGGGTTCGCAAGTAGTCAGTCCACAAGCACGAGTTGCACGTAGCATTGAAGAACAACGCAGCACGAGTACTGCAGAAGTGACCATTCGTGATGAAACCAAACGCGCCGAATTAACTGGTGGTAAATTAGGTCGTGGTCTATCATTAGAACAATCAGGTACATTTTAATTAATTAGAGGTTTATATCATGCCAGCACCGGTGAAATTTTTAGATTTTGTAGAACAGTTGGGGCTTGAGCAACATCAGCTTAATACTGACACGCTTAAAATGGCATTGACCAATGTATTACCAGTCAATAGCCAAACTGTTTTTGATCCTGTAACACTCCATGCAGCACCAGCGGCAGCAAATGGTTACACGGCAGGTGGTGACGATGTATTGAATACATGGTCTGAATCGGCAGGAACTGCCACACTCAGTGGTACGGACATCACGATTACTGCTACGGCGGGTGGAATTGGACCATTTCAATATATTGTATTGTATAACGACACGAACCCAACTGATATGCTTGTGTTTTATTATGACCATGGTTCATCGATCACATTGGCGGATGGTGAGTCGTTTGTTATCGATATTTTAACCAACATATTCACATTGGTATAAGGGGTAAATTATGCATAATCGAGACAAATATCCGGCAATATGGGCGGAAAAAGAACGTGCTGAAAAAGAACTGAAACCATTATTTAAAGAACGTAAAGTTCACACTGATGAAATGGCGGTTTTGCAACATGATATTCAAGTGTTGCAAGAACGTAAACAAGCATTGAATGAAAAAGCAATGAAAGACACTGATCAGATCATGGGGTTACGTGACACAGTTTCACGTATGGCTCGTGCAATGGGCGCTGTGGTTGCTGGTTCATAATAATGAAATTTTGGAATCCTAAGTATTGCAATTGTCTCGTGTGGATAATTGCAATGTGGTGGATGAACCGTAATATTGGTGGATATTTGATAATTAGGAAGTCAGATCACGGATGGTGGCCTCATTTTTTGTGGTCAAATGATTTGTATTCATTTTGGGCATATGTACCATTAAAACGATTAGTTAAATGTGACAAATGGAAAATACCACCCGTGATTTTTAAGGGTAGAGTGATTTATAATGCATTGTGAGATCAAATAATGGCGACTTTAGAGGAAATATCATTAATTCTCGATTCTATATCTAATATAAATGGCCTGAGAAAAGATGTTCGCAGGAATGCAGAGGGATATATGCAATCTTTGGCGAATGGCCAGACATATTTGGAAGTTGACGCAATAATCCGAGAAGATTTAGTGCAATATACCAGAAGGCTAGATTGGCAAAAAGTCATCTTCCTGTCTGGCGCAAACTCTACAAAGCTCGGAAATGGCGCTGCCGCATTAGGACTGACTAACGCTGATTTAATTGCTGCACATAATGAAGTTAGAACAGTTGTAGACTTTTTAGATTCGCAGCCGGCAGCAACAAGTGATGCGTCCATTGAGTCGGCAAAAAATTACATATTAAATAATATCGCTCAATACGTCACCGTGTGGGATTAACTTGTGACATGGGATAAAGGTTTTAATTTTAGAGGCACATCAGGATATGTCACCGATGGCACTAATGAGACTTATGTTATTGGAGTGGCATATCCAGTTACTAGAAACGGTGTAACGTTTGGTTGGGAAACTGCACCATCAGGGCACGTCGATAGGACTACAAGCGGAGATCACCGGTTAGCCGGAATAGCTCACAGGGCTAACGATGGTACACAGGCAGATTTTCGAGTCGATCTAAATTCTACTGGTGATCACGATATAACTCTGGCTTTCGGTGATAATCAACTTCAAAATATACATTGTGATATTATTGATAATGCAGCAGTTGACACAACAATCACTGATACATCAGTTGCAGCTAATAATTTTGTTGATGCATCAAACGTTGAATACTCAAGGGCGAATTGGCCCGGAAGCAATACGCCGATAACGGTAACATTTTCATCAATAATATTAAGGTTGAGAATTGGCGCTAGTTCGTCGACAACAAGAAGCACAACCCTAGCACATTTATTTGTATCCGAGGCAGCAGCAGGCGCAATCAGTGAAATATCATCAGGTAGTTTCACATTATCTGAGTCAACTCTTGACACCCTTCATCACCAAAAATCACAATTATCAACAGAATCATTTGCTTTAACCGCTGCAAATATCGACACAATTTACGCACGGTTGTCACAACTTGAGTCAGGTTCATTCGATGTCAATGGTGCGAATGTTGATACACTTACTAATCGGGTTTCTTCACTCGATACCGGTTCATTTAATTTAACCGGTTCGAATATTGACACATTGTTCAATCGGTTGATGATCGCTGAATCAGGTGCTTTTGTATTAACCGGCGATAATATCGACACGCTGGTCAATCGTGTATCACCGCTTGATAGTGGTTCATTCAATGTCAATGGTTCAGCAATTGCCACGATATATGAGTCATTGGCACCAACAGCATTACTTGAGTCAGGTTCATTCGCGATAACCGGCACACCTGTGGATTCATTAGTTCATCATGTGACACGTATTGTTAGTGGTGCGTTTGCATTGACAGGTTCAGCGATTGATTCCACGGTATCGCTGGTGACTGACATCAACACCGGTGCTTTTATATTGACCGGTAACGATATACAATCATTGTACCATCGATTGACAGTACTCGAATCAGGTGCATTTGTACTTGATGGTTCGGATATTTCGACCGCTGTCACCGGTGTTGGCGCCGATGTGATTATTGATATCCAACTTATTCACGATATATCGAATAAAATTCGACTTGATTGTGCAACCAGCGCGATTAGTTTAAAGAGGGTTCAAAATGATTAATGTATACCCTGATACTGACACCGAAGAAGTTTATAACGTTGTTCAAGCTGGTGCGCCATATGATTTAGATGCGAAGTCAATCACGAAAGTTGAAGTATATGTATGCAACAATCTGTCGAAACTCACGTCTGAATCTGAAGCTGTCATCAGTAGTGACGATGGTTATATATCGTGGGTCGCCGATGTATTAACGATTAAATTCGGATATCTCGGTGTGGTCGCTGGCAAGTATAAAGCGAAAATCAGATTTTACAACGCAGCTAATCCCCTCGGTTTCGTTGTGCAAGAAATCCCGATCAAGGTGGTGTGTTAAATGCCGTGGAATGATCGACTAAGAGAAGCCGCATATACATCACCATCCGGTGTACGCACTGTATTTGATTACGAGGACGTGCGAAAAACCATTGATAAGAAAACCACGGGTTTCGAATTTCCTGATGCTGACGGGACGTTGGTGCAGGATTTAGGGCATTCAGGACGACGATATCCGCTTCGTATTATATTTTGGGGTGATGATCATGATATCGATTCGGATGCATTCGAAGCTGCACTCATTGAACGTGGTGTCGGTAAATTAGAACACCCGGTTTACGGCACTGTGGATGTAGTACCATTCGGAACGATCACTCGCAACGACCAATTAAAAACCGCCGCGAATCAATCAATCATTGAACTTGTGTTTTGGGAAACGATCGGAGTCAATTATCCAGTTTCACAAACTGACCCAGCCAGTTCGATATTATCATCGGTTGACGAATACAATGCAGCATCCGCGACCGAATTCGAAGATGTCACCAATTTGGAAACCGCGACCGAACAATCAAGTTTGAAAAATAAATACACGGCTTTTACCGCATCAGTTAAAAGCGGTCTCAGTGCTGTTGCTGACACACAAGAAGATGTTCAGAAACAATTCGATACGATTAATAATTCAATCACTCAAGGAATGGATTTATTAATCGGGCAACCGCTTACATTGGCGTTTCAAACTGCAATCATGATTCAAGCACCTGCACGTGCGTTGACAAGTATTCGCGCTCGGTTGGATGCGTATCGTAATTTAGCTAATTCATTCATTACGGGCGATGATGCTATATCGACAGATGCTAATGATTTCCACGCGAAAGATGTATTCGCATCTACATCGATCACAGGTTCGATTGTATCGGTTGTTAATAATCAATTTGATACCAAAACCGAAGCATTAGAAGCGGCCGAAGCGATTCTCGATCAATTCGAAGCGGTTCAAACATGGCGTGATGATAATTTCAATGCGTTATCAGCGACTGAAATTGACACAGGAAGTGCATATCAACAATTACAAGAAGCGGTTGCGTTAACGGCTGGTTTTCTTGTTCAGATATCATTCACATTGAAACAAGAACGCATCGTCGTATTAGATCGAGCACGCACCCCTGTGGATTTAGTCGCCGAATTTTACGGTAGTATTGATGATCAATTGGATTTTTTTATAAATTCAAATAACCTCAGTGGTTCTGAAATACTGGAAATATCGCGGGGTCGATCCGTTGCCTATTACATATAAAGTCGTCAATGGTGATACGTTTGACAATATTGCACGTAAAAAATACGGAACGGAAACCGAAGCCGGTCGAATAGCTGAAGCGAATCCCGGTGCATCTGAACCACTTGTCGTTGGTACTGTTCTAACGATACCAACGATCCCGAAAGCACCGTCCAACATTCAACAACGTACGACTGCAAATGACCCGAACGAAGTTGCATTGTTAATCAATGGAAATCGTTTTCGATATTGGGATCGCGTGAGTATCACACAAACATTGGATTCGATTTCGACCATCAATTTCGGTGCACCATTCGAATCAGAATCACCAGGGTTCAAAAAAACATTCAGACCATTTTCGTATAATGACATTGTGGTCACGATGGGTGGTGATCCGTTATTCACTGGTACGATGATCGGTGTTAATCCGAACATTGATGTCACGCGCAAAACAATTGAAGTTAGTGGGTATTCATTGCCTGGTGTACTAGGTGATTGTACGATCCCTGCAAGTGCGTTCGCTGGTGAATCGAACAAGCTTGAATTCGATAATCAGGGATTGATTGAAATTGCGACAACACTCGCGGGGTTATTCGGAATTGATGTTGAATTCCAAGATGATCAAGGTGCAATATTCGAACGTGTTGCATTGAAACCAGATGAAACGATTCTGAAATTTTTGATCAAATTAGCAAAACAACGTAATTTAATCGTATCGAGCACATCAACTGGTAAGCTGTTATTCTTGCGACCGATAACGATTTCACCCCCTGTGGCTATACTGCGACAAGGCGCAACACCTGTATTATCCGTAACACCAACATTCAACCCTCAAAAATATTTTAGTCACGCAACAGGTCTAGAAACTGCAATTGTCGGAATTGGTGGTTCACAATTCACTGTGAAAAATCCGCATATGGATGGTGTAATCAGGCCGTTTAATTTTATCGTGAATGATACGTTAAGTGCTGATGTTAAAACCACAGTTGAAGCGAAACTCGGTCGAATGTTCGGTGATATCGTTGGTTATTCGGTACAACTTACGACATGGCGTGACCCATTGGGAAATCTGTGGGAAGCCGGTAAAACGGTGAAATTGATTGCACCCGATGCAATGGTCTATAATGAGTATGAATTCATTATACGATCGGTTACGTTTGATCGTGATAGTAAATCTGAAACCGCTGTGTTGAACTTGACATTCCCTGAATCATTTAGTGGGGAAATACCAAAGGTGTTACCGTGGGACGAATAGCGAAAGTATTGTCATTTCTTCGATTGACACGACGTGATGCGAAAGTAAGTGATGTTAAACTTGACACAGGTGGTGGTGCGAATATAACCGCTGAACATTTTTCATCACCGGGTGATGATTCGTTCCCATTGACAACTGATTATGCGATCACCGTCGATATCCCTCGAAGTGGTGGCGGCGTCGTTGTCGGATATATCGACCCTATAAACACCTCTGTGGCGTTAGAAGGTGAAAAACGAATATATGCGCGTGATCCTGCAAATGGATCGATTAAAGTTGCGCTACGGTTGAAAAATGATGGTGCGGTCACATTTTCAAATGCAAATGGTTCTATGGATTTAGCAGTCGATGGGACATTCAATATTAACGGTGTTACGATTGACAAAGATGGTAAACTTACCGCAAATATTGTAGATGCAACCACATCATTGTTAGCAGCAGGTGACGAAGTTGTCGAACATGATCACATTATAAAATCTGGATCTAGTGCACCAGGACCAACTGAAAAACTAGGTGGACCATAATGCAACAAGGTGATGTTTTATTATTCCAAACAAATGATAACGGTGACATCACGGTTACGAATGGTTTGGTTGAAATGTCGGGTGGTTTGGAAACTGCTTCATATTTATCGTTATTTGGTGGTAATGAAGATGATTCAAACTGGTGGGGTAATAACGACGAAATCGACACTGCTAGTCAATACCACAGTGAAACACAAGAATTATTACGATCGATCCCATCAACATCAGGTAATTTGATCAGAATCAAAGATGCTGCTGAACGCGATCTTGCATGGTTCATTGATAAGAAAGTCGCATCATCGATCACTGTGGCTATAAATATACCGGCATTAAATAAAGTTAAAATAATTATTACAATCACGGCTCAAGGTGACGAGTCAACATTCGAATTTGTTGAAAATTGGAAGATTAGCGCATGAGTTTAACAACACCGACAACAAATGATATCAGTGCGAATATTGTTTCACAACTCGAATCATCACTGAATCAATCAATCCCATTATTACCAAAATCATTCATGCGAGTGCTGGCGAAAGTATTAGCGGGTGTATTCATCCTATTGTATAAATATGGCGGTTTCACATTCCTGCAAATGTTCGTACAGACTGCCAGCGATAAAGATACCACCGTCAATGGCGTGATTGTGAACCCATTAAAACAATGGGGTCGACTTGTTGGTGTTGGCGACCCTACATCAGCAACGAATGCTGAACTTGTGATTGATATCACGGTTGAGAATCAAGTCGGTTCATTGCCTGCAGGTACACAATTAGTCAATACTGACAACGGCGTGACGTATATCACCACGGTTATCGTGGCGTTAAGTGCACCGACCGTATCAGCAACAATCAAGGCCGTATCAGATCAAACAGACGGCGGTGGTGCGGGTACGATCGGCAATCTGAATGTCAGTGATGTGGTTTCATTTGCGAACCCGTTACCGAATGTATCACGCAATGCTGTTGTCACGTCACAGGCCGTCACAGGTGCCGATGCTGAAGCAACCGACGTATATCGACAACGTATCATCGACCGATTTCAGAAAAGGCCACAGGGTGGTGCATATTCTGATTATCAGATATGGGGTGAAGAGGTCGAAGGGATTGTCAATGTTTATCCGTACACCAGCACGAACCCTGGTCAAGTCGATGTTTATGTCGAAGCCACGGTCGCCAGTTCAGGTAGTCCCGATGGAATCCCAACCGCGCCACAATTACAAGCTGTATTAGATTCAATCGAACTTGATGAAAATGGTCTTGCTAGTCGACGACCTGCAAACGCGTTGGCGAATTCATTTGCAATCACACGTACCGGATTCGATGTAATCGTGACCACATTGGTTGTGGATAACTTATCGCAAGTTCAAGCAGATATCACAACAGCAGTCGAAGAATACTTCTTAGCACGTGAACCATTCATCGCGGGTTTATCTGTTTTACCTCGTAAAGATCGGATCACAGCAACCGGTGTGGGTGGTGTGATTGATGATATTGTGACTTCAGCCGGTGGGGTATTCACTAGTTTTGCGGTTGAAGAATCAGCCGTGCCAGTTACGACGCGTACACTTGTTATTGGTGAAAAAGCGAAAGCTGACTCAGTGAGTTTCGTCTAATGTTTTTTAGAATATTTCAACATCTATTGCCAAATGCGAAAGCATGGCGATTGACCATTGACAAACAATTGCGCGAATTTTTCGAAGGTTTGTCGGGATTGGGCACAGATATTAAAGCGTTTTATGATGATGTCTTTGATGATCGAGATCCACAGCAAACGAATCAGCTTGATTTGTGGGAAAATCAATGGGCATTACCCGATGTGGGTTTAACCACGCAGGAACGTCGTGATCGATTAGAAGCTGCATGGTCAGCGTTAGGTGGTCAAGATCCGCGATACATCGAAGATACGTTGCGGGATGCTGGATTTGATGTATATGTGCATGAATGGTGGGTTCCGGGTACTGAGGCCGCAATTGGTGTCAGTGCTGCAGCAACACCACGCAACCCACTTGTTTATTTGCGCGAAAGTTTGACAAGTATTACGTATTTAAACGAATGTGGTGAACTACTGGCTGAATGTGGTGAACTACTGGCTGAATGTGGTGAAACGAACAACCCGATTGGATATGCACTTGTTAACGCAATTGATTTGACTAATCCAATACCTTCAGATACTTCTACATGGCCTTATTTTTTGTATATTGGGGGTCAGGTGTTCGGAGATATCGCACAGGTCGACCCCAAACGGCGTGAAGAATTCGAAACACTTTGTCTAAAAATTTGCCCAACTCAGCAATGGTTGGGATTAATCGTGGAGTATACATAAATGGCTATTAATCCAACAACTGAATTTGTCGGAAAAATCGCGTCAGATCCAACTAATTACCCATACGGTAAAGCGAAAAATGTTACTACACCAGGTGACGGAACAGGAACGCCATGGATCGCTTCATTACTTAATGATATTTTCGGTTTTCAACAAGCATTATTAAAAGCGGCAGGAATCATTCCATCTGGTACACCTGATAAATTCGGCGCATCTGAATATATGCAATCCGTGATTGCTTTGGCATCAGGTCGAGCTATGCGATACGACGATACGGGCGCTGTCAATGCCGTAGTATTGACAGCTAGAACAAATCAACAATCGGTATCTAATTTATTCGATGGTTTAACTGTGCAGTTTATACCGGTTATTACAAATACTGGTGCGGTCACATTAGATTACAACGCCACAGGGGTGCTTAATTTAAAAAATGTACAAGGAGATGACATTGATGTAGGCTTTTTAGATCCAACTTTAATATATACCAGTGTATATCATTCCACTCCGGGGGAATGGCGACTCAGTACTTTGATGGATGTTTGGTCTGATGTAATAAGATCTGGTTTTGGCGGGTCTGTAAACACAACCCCAATGGTTAGGATAGGTAGTCAAGGGTTTAACCCGTATTCCGTAGGGGGCGTAGCAACTCTACAATTGGGTGGGAACGGGATACTATCATCAGATGATAGTGTTGGGTCTAGTAATCATGTCAACCTATCTCAAAATCTGACAGGGGGTTCTATCTGGTATCACTTATCAACGGGTGCGGGTTCTGTCTATCGACAAGATTCTGGTCGACATATATGGTTTACTTCTCCAAGTAAGTCAGCTGGAAGTTCTGCAACAGCTACTGAGATAATGCGTACTGATACCAACGGGAATTTATTGATGGGTAAAACTTCAATAAACGCTGCGGTCGCTGGTGTTGAACTCGGTGGTGACGGTAGAAGCATTTTTTCTAGAAATGTCGCCACGCCTATATATGTTAATAGGATAACTTCTGATGGTAATCTTATAGAGCTTGCCCAAGATAATACAATAGAAGGTTCAATATCTGTTTCTGGTACAATAGTTTCTTACAATTCTTTCTGTGGTGGTCATTGGAGTCAACTTACTACTAACACTACTGACGAAACTTTTACAAAAGGTATGGTTGTTGAAACAATTGATGAAATGTGTGAGTGGGCTGATGAAGACAATGACCAATTAGTCCGTTTCAAAAAATCCGATACAGTTGGTTCGAAGCGGGTTTATGGTATTTTTAGTAACTGGGATATGGACGATGATTATGACGATGCAATCATTCATGCCATTGGTGCAACACAAATCCTTATAACAGGAAGTTGTGAAGGCGGTGACTTACTTGAATCAAACGGTGATGGTACTGCGAGGGTTCAAGCTGACGATCTTATCCGTAGTTCAACTATAGGTAAAGTAACAATGGGTGATAGTGATGTTTCCGTCACATTAGTTCCTTGCGTTCTTTATTGTGGGTAATCTATATTCATTGTCGGAGCAATCAAAATGAAAATATGGGACATAGTGCGCAACGTTGGGTCAGGTATCATTCGTGAAGTCGTGCCGGGTGGTGGATTACTCGTTAACGCAATTAATGAATTTTTGCCCGATGATAAAAAACTCCCATCAACCGCAACCGGTAACGACATCAATGAAGCCGTTGTAAACTTACCACCCGAACAACGTGTTCGAGTTTTAGAAAAAGAATTCGATGTGGATATCACGCAGATCAAGGAATCGAATGCAACGGTGCGTGCAATGCTTGAATCTGATGCGCGAAATCCACAGTCGACGCGACCATATATAGCGAAAGGCGCATTCAATATTGTTGCATTCGTCGTAGTCGTTGCGGTATCTGCATGGTCGTATGGTGTATTCACTGGCGACACTGACATGGTTGATACCGTTGTGAACGGTTGGCAATTCATACTCGCTGCAATTGCCCCATTGGTCACGCTATTGTGGGCATATTTTGGAGTGCTGAAAACGGAACAGAAAAACAAACTTGACGCTGCGAATGGTGTATCTACACAAAGTGTTGTAAGTGGTATATTATCTGCTATTGTGAATAGGAGATAATGGGAGATGTCAGCAATGGTGCAAAATACAGCAAACACCGCCACAGGTGTTGCAGTTGCTAGTGGAATGTACGGTTTTGTATCTGAAAACGCACCAGTATTCGGCATATTTTTGACAATGTTATCGATTATAATCGCTACGATATTTTATATGTTGAATTATCGAATCAATCGTCAACGGTTGATGATAACGATTGAAGATTCTGAACGTGGAATCAAACAAAACATCAGTGATGACGAATTGAAAATGCTTAAACAATGGTGTGATCGTCGTCGTTAAAATTGCCAGTTCATTTTGACATCGACACTGTGATTACTGACAACAAAACTGAGTTCGGAAAATGCGACACCATAGTCATAAATATTGCGGTATTTTTTGCTTTTGATACTGTTCGAAATTATTGCGTTGCCAATGATCACAGTTGTAAAGTACAAGTCAACTTTATCCAATGACGGATTTTCACCAAGTACGACATTGATTTCCCTGTATCGAGGGTTGACAGCAATTTCACGAGTTTGACCCCAATCAACTACCAGTAGAACTGTACTCAGTATCAGTGCCTCCATAACGATCCTTGAAATCTTGTTCAGTTGGTCCAGTTTTATGATGCTCATACCACACGCTTGAACCATTACGATGTGGATAATGTATTCCGTCACAGTGACATGTGCTGTATACACCCGTCCTACGTTTCCACTCGTTGTATCGATGCATATCGAGTCGCCAATCAGTTGAACCGCACGTGCATTTTGGTGGTCTGATATATTCCCATAATTCACGATTCAACACTTTGCGGGCGCGACAATTACCGCACCGATATGACTTTAGTCCTCTTGATTGCTTCAATTGTTTCGATCAACCATTTATCGTATTTCTCACTTGGATAACTACACGATGGTGCAACGCAACGTACGGGACAACCTTTGCACAATTTATATGATCTACAATGTTCAACCACAGCCCGCGGTATCACAGATCTTTGAATGATACACCACTAGCGATTGCAGCATCTTCAGCACACTCAGTTTCCATCATGTAATCAAGTACAACAGATTCAGAAACTAAACCGTTAAGGAAATCAGCAGTTGCAGCAGCTTCCGCGATGCGAGCAGTCATAACCACTTGCTGAAGTGAAAGGATGTTTGAATCGTTGTTGTATTTGCTCATTATAATGATTCCCGTTTGCGTTGTTGATGTAATTAATATTACGCCATATTGATGGACACGTCAACACGAAATATTAATTATTTTATCGGCGTAACGGATCCACCAGTTTATGCGCTTCTGCGATGTAATAATCAAAATCAATATTCGATCGATCAGCATCACGGATATCGTTACACGGTGCAATCAATCGTCCGACATTGAAGCCAGTGCGACGGATTATATATTTGGATCGGTTTTTAGTATTAATACGTGCATCCCAAGGTAAACCATCCGAATCAAGTTCGATACCAGACGCGTGTGTCATCGCTGACAGTTCATTAATCACTTGGTTATATAAATGATCCTGCAATTTAGTTGCACGCTTCCACGACCCTACACTGTGACCTTTAGCCGGTGGTGAAACCTTCGTTAACGAACCACCCTGAACACCGATATAATATCGCGTGATATTTTGCAATTGTCGTTCATTACCGCTGATATCAGATATGACCAATTTATCAGCGCGACCGACTTTCGTTCGTAACATGAAATCGAAAATATCATCATGGTTGCGGATGAAATCGCTGACATCTTGACCGTGTAATAATGCCGCTTCAGCCGCTTTAGGTATCACGAGCGAACTGTGATTTTGATGCCATTCGAGTTTATATTCGTAAAACCCTTTACGTTTCACATCACCCGATTCATATTCAGCGATATAATTATTTACATTCAAAATAAACATACGGGAATAAACCGCACTTTCTAATTCCAAACAAGTGAATTTTTCCCACCATTCACAAACCTGTTTCATTCGATCAACGTGAACCCGTGGACATTTAACTGTGATACCGTCGGTGTTCGCTTGAATCATTGTCAAGCCTGGTATATTAAGTAAATGTTCCGATAATAAACAAATCAACAATTGACCATTGATCGTGATTGACATGGTGTATTGCGAATCAAAAAACGGGCTATGTTTGTTATTTGAATCACCGTATGCACCATTACGTGATAATTTAATCGCTTTATTTAATGGGGTGCCTTTTTTATGTTTTGCGCGTTCGTCTTTGAGCATCGCATCCACAACGCCGAATTGCGCTGATAAATGTTCAGGATATAAACCGTTAACAGCACCAAGGCTAGGATAATAACCGGCGACATCCCAATCAAAAATCACAAAATCATCATCGGAACATACTGTCGTTGATTCAATTGAACCATGTATTCCGCCAGTACCGAAATCAAATTGAAAACCATCGACGATGCAATTCAAACCTGATTGTTTATCCCACCCGCTTAGGAATTTTAAATCATTTCGATTTGATACGATGTCGCGACATTTACTTAACAAAACACCCTTGTCGAGTTTTTTTGTACCGGGCATGTCGAACGGTGTCAATCCGTATACTTTGATTAATGACGTATCCATTATCATCGCCATTTCCAGCGAAACATCCAAATATTCAAACACACCCTTTGTTTTGGTAATCGTGTGGCCTTGTAACCATGATTTGATTAATGCGAATTCCTTACGTTTAAAATCGATGTATGGGAATATGATGTCACCGAGTCTGATTGATAATCGGATTGTTTGTCGTTTGATTTTTTTACCTGTTACAGGGTCTTTTGTATAGCATGACCCGGGTATATTTTTTTCTAATTCATTTATGAATAATGCTGTGCCGATTTTTTTATCGCTATGATTCAGGAAATTTCGCCCGTGCTGTTTTCCTAAAAATTCACGGAATTCAACCATTTCAATTGATTCAATGGCGAATTTTTCAGTTTCGTCAACGTCGTGAATATTGTACGTGCATAATTTCGGCATTTGTTCACGTGTGAGTGGTATGCCTGGTGGATATGGTAAATCTTCGATGTTTTGTGATCGCATATTGAATTCAAGCATTTTCAGCGATGTGCGACGTGCTTCGTTATCGAAGTGATGTATTTTGAATAAATCGATCTGTTGAATATAAACGTCATTATCCCAAATCACATTGTCGAATCGACGTTCCCACGGTGTGTTGATAATGCTATCCGCTTTAGCAAAAATGTGGTCAACAGTGATGCCCGTGTGACAATTATCCATAATGTAATGAATGATCGGGTAATCAAACCCGATGTTATTAAAGCCAATCATTCGACAAAATGAATCACGAAGTGCATTCAAAAACATCATTAAATCAGGTAATTGATTGATGCGTTCTGATATCTCGAAAAACATTCGCACACCGCTGTTCATGTGTTTAAACGCAGCGGTGAAAATATTCGGGTAGGTTTCGAGATCATACACCCAATCGAGTGGGTTAAATGGTACTAACTGGCTGAATGCACCTGAAACGCCACAGTGTGGACATATATCGTCCGACGTGGGTTTGTAGAATTTACCACAGCCGTTGATTGGGTCACATTGGGTACGACCTCGCATTTATAAACCATCCTCGTTTATTACATCATTCGTCAATGCCTGATTTTCACCCCATATGAAACGGATGCATGCGAATGTGGTATTAACACGTTTACGAAACCCGATATTCGGAATATTGCAGATGTGTTTGATATTACGTGCTGCGACAGGTGCGGCACTTTTCACACGTGCTTTAATCGGCACATCATTATGCGTTAGGATCAAATCACCACGGAAATCGACGTGTTGCCTACCTTGTTTTTTGTAAAAATACATATTTAACCCTCGCTAGAAACACGACCCGCCGAAACGGGTCGGTTCTGTTTGATTATGGTGCCTTTGGCAATGCTGCGATTTGTTCCGGTGAATAACCCACAGTCGATAATTGTGCCGCTGTGAAATGACCACCGTTTGCACCCACATACTTTGGTTCTACGGGCGGTGGGGGTGGTGCGGCTGCGGTAGTACCCGGACCATTGACGAAATCAGTCGCGGGTGCGATCGGTACTTGTGGTGTTTGCGCTGGCTGATGCTGCGCGGTCGCGGGTTGCCCTTGTGGTTGACCACCACCACCAAATACATCGGCTGCATTGGGACCACTTTCAGAAACAATCAATTGACCTGCACGAGATAATTCGAACATTTTCGGATTGACATAAACACCAGGTGATTGACTTGGGTTGTTACCTTTCACATTTATAAATACGCGAGCATAGTCACCGACTTTGATTTCCGCTTTGTCTTGAATCTGGTCAAGCATCGGATCATATTTACCAACGTGAAAACATTGCAAACCAAATCGTGTTGTGCAATGAACCACCCAATGACCCGACCAACCTTCACGATCCATCGGTTTTTTACCGACCTTATTCGGCACAGGGCTGTCACCATCCGTGATTTTCCATGCAAACGTATTCGCGGCGTGTTCGCCGTTCGGCCAATCTGCCATTGCAACCCCTACGATTTGTTGACCCCACCCCGTGGTTTTCCAATCAGTCGAACCATTTTTCGGAATCGCAATTGCGACATAAACATCAGTCGTGGGTGAACCGTCGTCATTAAAAACTTGTGTTTCGACCGGTTCGCCGCGTTGTTTTTTCTTAACGGACCTGCGAATCATTGGGTGGCCACACACTAGGCGACCTTCTATTAATAAATCTGTCATTTTGAAAATACCTCTCTTGCTCTGTTTCCATTATCCGGAACTATTTTTAGTCCGGTTCTAGGTTTAGTACTGTACGCCGTAATGACGGCTTCGTCAATACCTAATTTACCCGCTTGAATCGGTGTGATTGCAGATTCGGGTTTGCGTAGATCAATTTGCATCATGTCCCCCATTACAATCACTTCTTCAACGGGTTTATTCCATTTCGGATGACCGACACCATCTTCACCCATCCAACCGGGTACGTTGAGACCTTTACGAATTAACCCTTTGACCTGTTCATCGAATCCAGATTCCAACGATTCAAGGTGTTTTCTTGCACGTTTAACGATAGATAATTGCACACCTAACCCCTGTGGTGATAATTCCACGGGTGTCGGTTTACTTGTCATTTCATATAATCGCATGCCTAACCTTAGCGACGGTTCACAAGCGTGTCGGCCTGGACAATGTTTGCAATGACTACCTGTGTGGAATTCAGCATCGGCACCAAGTGCAATATGTGCGTTGGTATGTAAAATATTGAAATACGCACGCAAATCAGCAGCAGAAACCACCCACTCACGAATAACACCGTCACGATGAAATGCACGCGGTTGAATAATCCGAAATCGAACAGTGATGTAAGGATCTTTACCACCATGAATACCCAACTGATCAAGAATACCCGACACGTAATTAATTAATTGCCAGTTTTCGAATGCTTCTACAACTTCGAACCCGAATTTATAATCCCATATGAATAATTCACCTTTGGATTTATCGTATAACCAACAATCAGGTGTACCGTGTGACATTTCGTGTATTGACGGTGCCGTGATACGTTGCTCAACGTTCAAATGTTTACCACCGAAAACCGCACGATCTCGCATCACTTCCGCCACATCATCAGCGTAAATCACTGCACCGTCGAACATTTCTTCAGTGAAAACAGTCCCGTTTGCATCCGGTTTACCATCGAATTGTTTCCAATATCGACCATTTACAGCACGTGCAGATTGATCGATAAGTATCGCACCGATTTCGTGCGATGCTTCACCCTCCAATGCTTCGATTGATGATTCGGTTTCGGGGTACATTTGATTCATTAACACCCAACCGGTGCAACCGTCCGGTTTTCCCCAAATCCCCGCCGATGACGGTGGAATAATTGAATGTGTCATGCCGTGATTCCAAGTTCTACAGCCACGGCGGGTACGAGATCAGGACGTGCGGCAAGTAATGGTAATGCTGTGATACCTGATTTATTACATGCGGCTGTTACTGCTTCATTAGTGATTCCACCCGCTGTGATCCGACCCATTAATATGGGGAATGTTATGTCGGTTGCCGGTGGTGCTGGCTGTTCAGCAACGGGTGCGGTTGATGGTTTCGCTGGTGTCACCGTAATTATGGTTGGTTCAGCATCCACATTGGTATTTGTGACATTGGTTGTAGTTGTCCCAATTTCATTTAAATCATTTATAACTTCGGTAATCGGGTTCGCAGAACTTGCAGCCATTGTGACACGAAGTTCAGTTTCGACTTTATCGATCAATGCAGGGTCGATGCCTCGAATGCATTTCCATGCCTGTGTTTTCTGCAATTTCAAACGTGCTTTACCATGAATACGGTGATCCCATGGCAAACCGTTTGAATCGAGTTCAACCCCATTCGTAGCCGCAACCGTAGCAATCTGGGCAGAGACTTCCGAGGTGGTTTGGGTCTGCGTGACCTGTTCCGTTGCAGAACCAACAGGTGCCGCGGGTGACTTTGGGTCAGCTTCACCACCGAACACTGTGGATGCACTTTGTTCGATTTCTTCGACTAGATCCGGTTTAGTACCGCCTTGACTAACTGGGATAGTCGCCCCAATATGACTATTATTTGTAACATCGCAATTTTCCTTGACCATTTCTTCAGCTTCTTCAAGTGTGACCATTCCAGATGTATCACCATCTTTTTGCAAATCAATTGCCATCCCATGCAACATATCAGACACACGAGTCAGCGCGTTATATTCCATCGGTACTGTAAAACTAATTGTATCTTTCACTTTGTTAATCTCCATTTTTTTGTAGTTGACAAATAGATAATATAGCGTATTCTTTATTTCGTCAATAAGGAATAATTAAAAATGATTAAATTAATACCTATAGCGTCAAGTATATTAATTGGGATGACCATGTTGTTAATACTTGGTGAAATTGGATTCTTTGAAAATGTATCAGATACGGTTGCTATTATCACAGGTGCGGTTTCAGCAAGTATTGGTTTGATTATTGGGTTTTATGTCGAATATTGGGTTAGTGAAAAATCATGAACTGGTCAGGCGATGGACTTGACGCATGTGATTGGCTCATAATATTGGCGGTGTTCGCACCTTCGTTGTTATCATTTATATTTATATGGACTTTGTGAGACAGCAATGCAGATGATCCAACGACCATTAGCAGTCGCAATACAGCGAATATTATTACGTCCTTATCAATCAAAGGGTGTACAGGAAATATACACCGCGTGGAATGCCGGCAATGACAATGTACTTGCTGTATTCCCCACCGGTTCAGGTAAAACCGTTTTATTTTCTGACATCATTCACGACCACAAGGGTGCGAGTTGTGCAATTGCACATCGACAAGAATTAGTCAGCCAAATATCACTTGCGTTGGCACGTGACAAAGTTCGACACCGTATCATCGGACCAAAATCGGTAATCAAATTGTGTGTGAATCTGCACATGCGCGAAGTAGGTGTATCATATTACGACCCATCATCACAGTGTGCGGTTGCGGGTGTCGATACGCTGGTTAAACGGGGTAAAGAATTAAAAAATTGGTTAAATTCAGTCACGTTATGGGTGCAGGATGAAGCACACCACGTACTGAAAGCCAATAAATGGGGAACAGCAGCGGCAATGTTTCCCAATGCTAAAGGCCTTGGTGTAACCGCCACACCATTGCGTGCTGACGGTAAGGGTCTCGGTCGACATGTCGATGGGTTATTCGACATCATGGTCGTTGGTCCAGGTATGCGCGATTTGATTAACGCCGGATATCTCACAGATTATCGAATATTTGCGCCACCATCTGATTTAGATTTATCAACTGTTCCAGTTAGTCAAACGACGGGTGATTTCAATCCGAATAAATTAAAAACCGCCGTTCGTAAATCCCATATCATGGGTGATGTTGTCACGCATTATTTACGGATTGCACCCGGTAAACTTGGTGTGACATTTGCGACTGATGTGGAAACCGCGACCGATATCGCTGCAGAATTTAACCGGCGTGGTGTACCGGCTGCAGTTGTTAGCGCGAAAACACCTGATTCAGAACGTATTGCCATATTACGACGTTTTAAAAATCGTGAATTATTGCAATTAGTCAATGTGGACTTATTCGGGGAAGGTTTCGACTTGCCAGCGATCGAAGTGGTCAGCATGGCACGCCCCACCCAATCATACGCATTATTTGTTCAGCAATTCGGGCGTGCATTACGATTGATGATCGATCCGTCATTATATCCGTATTGGGACCAATTTACAGATGGTCAACGTCGTGACCACATTGCAGCCAGTTCGAAACCGCACGCAATTATCATTGATCATGTTGGTAATGTTGATCGTCATAATTTGCCCGATGCGCCTCGTGTATGGACATTAGACCGACGTGAAAAGCGTGCGAAATCAGATGTATCGGATGTGATACCAACGAAAGCATGTCCGAAATGTACAGGGGTTTATGAACGAATATATGCATTTTGCCCATATTGTGGGTTCAAACCTGTGGTATTACCGCGTTCGGGACCAAATCAGGTCGATGGTGATTTAATTGAATTGGATGTTGATGTACTCGCAGCAATGCGCGGCGAAATTGAAAAAGTCGATATGAGTCAGGACGATTTCAGGCAAGACATGGTTTCAAGGTATGTACCTGAAATCGGTCAGCGTGCAGGCATGAAACGACATCTTGAACGCCAGGAAGCACAAACGGCATTACGTGCGTCAATTGCATGGTGGGCGGGATATCAGCGCGCACAGGGTAATGCAGACAGTGAGAGTTATCGACGATTTTATTTTAAATTTGGAATGGATGTATTGACAGCGCAAACATTGAAAACCACGGATGCGCTGAAATTGGCTGATAATGTAAATAGGGAGTTATCAAAATATGGGTATTATTGATGCACAACGATTAGGTGATACGATGCTTGATCTACAGATGAAATTGCAAAGGATGTTATCAAAACGATATTGCATCCGCGAAACATATCGTAATCGGTCATTGACTATGGGTGACAAATGGTACACGGCACACGAATGGATGTTTTACTATGATGATGGGTCAACAGAAATGGTGACGCGTAGGGAATTCACAAATGTATAACCTTTAACGTAAGCGGCACGCTTTTCGTGTCCGACTTTACGTGAATGTTATATTTGCCGTCTTTTATCAAGATATTTGATATTAATTGATAAAAAGCCTTGTTTATATCAAAATGTTTGTTACAATAAGTACATAGACATTAACAAAGACGGAGAAAACATTATGACTAACACAGAAATAGAATTAGCGAAATTGGTTCAAATGATATCTGACAAAACAGGACTTTCATATGATGAAGCTATGGAGCAAGCAATGACTTTCATGCGGGATATGGTAGATACAAGGGCATAAAATGACAGCATCAGAAAAAGCGAAAAAAGCAGGACTGAAAAACCTTAAGGAACTGGCAGAAATTAGCGGCGAATCAACACAGAATTTAAACAACTGGTTTAACAATTACCCGTTACGTTTTGAGTTGATTTTAAAGGGTGCTGTCATCAAGAAATTAGAGGCAATATAACGTTGCCGGTAACTGGCTGGCTAACTAGAAATTAATTGGACGGGAAATATTATGGCACAAACTGAAAAACAAAACGAACACGCTGTAAGCCAGTCCGCGTTGACCGGTCTTGTTATATTGCCGGATTCGCTGACTGCTGAAAACGGGGCGAAGCATCTTCTATCCGCTGAGTTTATCGAAAGCGATACACATACTTGTATTCATTGCATTGGTGACGCGGAAGGCGACGACTGTGAAGTGTGCGACGGGTCAGGCGAAGTCGTTTACAGCCTGCCTGTGCAATGGACAACCATTAAAGATATTTACGCCATGATTGTGAAAAATATGGCGAAGGAAATTCATCCTATAGAAAATAGCGCCAAGATAATCGATGAATTCACCTCATGCATCCCTGAACACATTGAAGGAATGCCAGCTATTTCAAGTAACGGTGTTACACGTTCAGAGATGGAATGGAAGCATATAGCAATTGGGATGGCTAAAGAAATTGAATTACTGAGAAGTAAGGCAATATAACGTCACAAATAAACGGCAGGTCAACACAAAAAATGCCAATGAAGATTAACTTTAACACAACTAAAAGCTCTAACAAACAACGCTAAGGCCTGTCCGCTTTGATTTGTTTTGTTAGGCAGTGCATAGGAAAGACATGAAAGATATTGTGATTAGTTTGTTTGATTTAACTGGCGTAATGGTGCAGCCGTGGATTGATGCCGGTTACACTGCTTACATTGTTGATATACAGCACAAAACAGGTATTTACCAAGACGCTAAACAAGAACGCCTTTTCCGTGTTGGCTGTGATCTTCGTCATGGGTGGTTACCGCCAGTTGAAACAATTGGGCGAATTGCTTTTGTTGCTGCATTTCCTGAATGTACGAATGTTGCTGTTAGTGGAGCCGCACATTTTAAAAAGAAAGGGTCGCGGGCTTTAAGTTTATCCTTAGATTTGTTCGCTGCCAGCAAAGAGATTGGAGAGTGGAGCCGGGCCCCATACATGATTGAAAACCCTGTCAGCACTTTTTCGACTTATTGCGGAAAGCCAGACCATGTATTTAATCCGTTTGATTATGGTGGATATTTACCCGAAAACGACAGACACCCCCGATGGCCGGATTATATAGCCCCACGGGATGCCTACCCAAAGAAAACATGCTTATGGTGTGGGGGGGGGGGGGGGTTCGTAATGCCAATTAAGAATGAAGTTATACCAGAGCCAGGTTATTCGACACAACATAAAAAACTTGGCGGTAAAAGTCAAAAAACAAAGAATATTAGAAGTGAAACGCCGCGTGGATTTTCTCGGGCGGTATTTGAAAGTAACGGCCAGTACCTAAATGAAAGTGCTGCCTAACGTCTTAAATAATGCGCCGCACTCGGCGTTGAGCATTTGAACCAAGCTTAGGCGGTCGCGTTGATTTAACGTGTTATACGTCGATTATTAAATGAGGAGTTAACTAATGGCGACAGAGTATGAAGTAGGCGAACACAAAATGGATGGTGGCGAGCTGGATACATTTTACAAATTATTTTGGTTTGGTAGTCAAGATGATGGCGATTTGCCAGCAAAAAGCGGAATGGCTGGATTAATACAAAAAGGGCTTGCTGTAAAAAACTATACCTTACCGAAAATCATACACTATGAAAAGCCTAATGGATTGTCGGTCACCGGGTTTGAATTAGCACTAAAATATTATCATTCTGAATATATAGAAATGCGCAACAGGCTTAGAGAAATTGAAAGCACCAGCCAAGACGTATAACGTCTTAAATAATGCGCCGCACTCGATAGCGGCTATTTGAACCAAGCTTAGGCGGTCGCGTTGATTTAACGTGTTAGATTCCGACCTACGGAGAAAGAAAAGTGAATATAATTTTTTTAGACATAGATGGTGTTTTGAATTATCAAAATGTACCAAAAAGCGAAAAGGTAGTACGCCCTTACGGTGAGGTAAGCATTAAATGCGTGGCTCTACTGAATAAGCTAACATCCGAATCAAAAGCTAAAATCGTAGTTTCGTCAACATGGCGAAAAGATGGAACGCAATACGGGACTATCGGCGAGCGTCTTTTGGATATGGGCGTAACTGGTGAGGTGATAGATTCTACGCCTGACATACATGCGCCATCGTCGTTTCGTGGCAATGAAATATACGAATGGATTAGAGATAACGATGATTTGCTAGGTTGCAAACACTGCGATTACAAAGACTACGTTATTTTAGACGATGATAGTGACATGCTTTTGTGGCAAGCAAATAACTTTATTGAAGTTGATCGCTGGACAGGTATCACCCCTCACACGGTCTTTAAAGCTAAGAAAATTTTAGGAATCTAACTAAGGCTAGACGGAAACAGTTCACGTTATGACGTGAAC